GGTTGCACCTATGTGGACAAGAAGGGTGCCGATGGACTCAAAGTCAAAGGTAAATCGTTTGTAAAACGAGAACCAGTCACAGAAGAACTTTGGCAAAACCATTTAAACGGTATTGAACCTAGTCTTGGTATAATACCAATTAACGAAGACAACAAATGTAGATGGGGATGTATTGATGTAGATAAATACACTCTTGATCACAAAGAAATAATCAGAAAAATAAATACATACAAACTACCACTTGTAACTTGTAGATCTAAAAGTGGTGGTGCACATATATTTTTATTCACAACAGATTTTGTTCCTGCAAAATTAATGAGAGATAAACTTATATCAATTAGTGCTATACTTGGATTTGGTAATGCTGAGGTATTTCCAAAACAAATTGAATTAAAATCGCAAGATGATACAGGAAATTTTCTAAACTTACCATACTTTAATTTTAAAAATACAACAAGATATGCCTATGATTTAAAAGGAAATGCTGTTACACTTTCAGATTTTTTACAAAACATAACACAGATATCTCCACAACAATTACAAGATTTAAAAATAGAAAGACCACCATCAGAGTTTGATGATGGACCTCCTTGTCTTGAATCATTAACAAGAGAAAAGTTAGATGATGGTAGAGATAGGGTTTTATTTCAATACACTGTATATGCTAAGAAAAAATGGCCAGAAGAATGGAGAAATAAATTAAGTTCTTTTAATCACAGATACTTTTCAAAACCTTTGACAGACGATGTCATAGAAAGAAAAAAGAAAGACAACAAAGACTACGGATACAAATGCACAGAGGAACCAATGTGTAATCATTGTGATAAACTCTTATGTAAAACAAGAAAGTTTGGTATAGGCACTCAATTATTATTTCCACAATTAAATGATTTACAGATAATAAAAGTTGATCCACCAATATTTAGATTAAACGTTGATGGTGAAAGAGTAGAATTAAAAGCAGAAGAACTACAAGAGCAAAGACTTTTTATAAGAGCGTGTATGAATCAAATACACAAGGCACCACCTAAATTAAAACCAAGAGATTACGAAATACTTGTTCAAACTTTAATGGCTAGTCCTGAAATTGTAGAGGCACCAGAAGGTGCATCTAAGAGAGAGCAACTAACTCAACATTTAGAAAACTATTGTACAAGTAGAACAGCAGAGGGCGCTTCAAAAGAAGACATGGAATCTGGTAATGTTTGGAACAAAAGTGGTTATCATCATTTTATTTTTGGTGAGTTTTATCACAAATTTTTGCACAGACATAAATGGACAGAAAAATATGACGTAACTAATTTTTGGTTAACAGAGCATTGTGGTTGTGAAGTTATTAGAATGAACATAGGAAAAAAGAAAATATCTGTTATAAAGTTAAAAGAGTTTGAAAAAGAAGATATGAAAATAAAAGATAGAGTATTTAGAAAGGAGGATGCATTCTGAGAAAAGATGTTACGCTTATCACCGCTGTGTGTATAGCAACCATTATAATAACTCACATATTATGAAAACAATAGTATTAGGGCCACCAGGCACAGGGAAAACTACCACTTTATTAAACCAGGTAGATAAGTATTTAAAAGAAACAGACCCAGACAAAATAGGTTATTTCTCTTTTACACAAAAAGCTGCGTATGAAGCTAGAGATAGAGCTATGTCTAAATTTAATCTTAGTGAGGATGATCTACCTTATTTTAGAACACTTCACTCTCTTGCTTTTAGAAGATTAGGAATAAAAAAAGATGAAGTTATGCAGCGTAGACATTACGAAGATTTAGGCAGAAAGATGAATTTAATAGTAGATTATCATGAATATGATAATGAACACACAGGACTATTTACAACTAAAAGTGATTTACTACGTATTGTTCAATTAGCTAAATTACGAGGTATTACACCAGAACAACAATTTAATTTAAAAGAACATACACAAGACATAACTGTTAAACAACTGAAACAGTTTGTACATGATTTAGATCAATACAAAAAAGATTATAACTTAATTGATTTTACAGACATGATTACAGAATTTATCAAAGCAGATAGATCACCACGATTTGATGTTGTATTTATAGACGAAGCACAAGATCTATCACAAACACAATGGGGTATGGCAAAATCTATTTGGGATAAGACACAAGATACATTTATAGCAGGTGATGATGATCAAGCCATATTTAGATGGGCAGGAGCGGACGTAGATAGTTTTATATCACAGACAGGAAAGATAATGCAGTTGACACAGTCATACCGTATACCGCAAGTAGTTCATGATGTGGCATCACGCATAGTAAATAAGATACAAAACCGACTACCAAAAGAGTGGAGACCAAAAACACAAAGAGGATTACTTTCATATTACGATGACTTCGAACAAGTTAACATGAAGCAAGGTAATTGGCTAGTGTTAGCTAGAACTAGATTTATGTTAAATGATTTAGAGGATAAATTATACTCACAGGGGTTGTATTATGAGAACAAATTTAAAACTAATAGAGAACAAGATTTGTACAAAGCAATAACTGACTGGGAAAATCTTCGTAAAGGTGTGGATATTAATTACGACCAAATTAGTAGGATATCATCTTACATGTCGGAAAAACATTTTGAAAAAAGTTGTTTAAAGTACATGGACAAAGATGCAAGATATACAATGCAATCGTTAAGAGAAAGAATGTGGTTGAAGACAGACAAAGTATGGTATGAAGCTTTAGATGGTGCACCACAAAAGAAAGTTAGGTATATTAGAAGAATGAAAGAAAATGGAGAAATGTTAAATTCATCTCCTCGTATTACATTATCTACTATACACGGAGTAAAAGGTGGTGAGCAGGATAATGTAGTTCTCCTGACAGATCTATCAAGAAACACACAAAGAAACTACGAAAAAAATCCTGATGATGAAAATAGATTATTCTATGTTGGTGCAACTAGAACAAAAAATCATTTACACGTTATCAGACCAAAAGATATATACAAAGGATACAAGATATGAAAACAGAAGAAGCACTAAAATTAGCGAAAGAACTAATTGAAGGACCAAGAGCAAAAACTTACGGAGATAAAGTACAAAATCATTGTAACATAGCAAAAATGTGGACAGCATATTTAGATAAAGAAATTACAGCACACGATGCTGCTGTGATGATGGCCTTGTTAAAAATAGCAAGAACAAAATTTGGGCAACCTACATCTGATACTTATGTTGATGCTGCCGCATACATGGCAATAGCTGGAGAATGTAAACATGAAAATGATATTTAAACCACAAACAGAGTGGATACCACCAACAGATTTTCCTGATCTAAAAAAGTATGATGAGATTGCCATAGACTTAGAAACTAAAGATCCAAACTTAAATGAAAGAATGGGCTCTGGCTCCGTTGTTGGTGTCGGTGACGTCGTAGGTATATCACTGGCTACACATGACTGGTGTGCATACTATCCAATAGCACACGAAGGTGGTGGTAACATGGATCGTAAAATGGTTCTTAATTGGTTTCAAGATCAGATGCGATCAGACTCTACAAAAATATTTCATAACGCAATGTATGACGTATGTTGGTTAAGAAGGTTAGGCATACAAGTGCAAGGTCAAATAGTAGATACCATGATAGCTGCATCTCTTATTGATGAGAATAGATACAGGTATGATTTAAATGGTATATCAAGAGATTATCTTGGTAAAGGTAAAGATGAATCGGCACTATACGAAGCTGCAAAGTCTTGGGGTGTAGATCCAAAAGCAGAAATGTATAAACTTCCGGCTATGTACGTCGGAGCTTACGCGGAGCGTGACGCCCAACTTACATTGGAACTTTGGCAGGAGTTTAAAAAAGAAATAATGAATCAAGATATTGGTAACATTTTTGAAATGGAGACCAAATTGTTTCCTGTTCTTGTTGATATGAGATTCTTAGGTGTACGTGTTGATACAGAAAAAGCTGCTGATGAGAAAAAAAGAATGGTTGAAGAGGAAAAAAGATTATTAGGTGGAGTCTATGCAGAGACAGGACAAGAAGTACAGATATGGGCAGCAAGATCTATTGCTAAAGTATTTGATAAACTTGGTTTGCCGTATGATAGAACAGCAAAGACACAAGCACCTAGTTTTACAAAAAACTTTTTAGCTAATCACCCACACAAGATTGTGCAAGCTATTGCAAAAGCAAGAGAAATTAACAAAGCACATACTACTTTTTTAGACACAATATTAAAACATTCACAAAAGGGTAGAATACATGCTGAGATAAACCAGTTACGTGGTGACAGTGGTGGCACAGTTACAGGTAGATTTAGTATGAACAATCCAAACCTACAGCAGATACCTGCAAGGAACAAGGA